GGTAGTTGGTCATATAACATTTATCAAAGAGGATTAGGTGATGATAAAGAATGGAAGTCTTTTAAATATACTACACTAGAGGGTGGACAAGTAGAACAAGCTGAAATTGAACAAGCTAAAAAAGATTTAGATGAGAGAACATTTAGACAAGAATATTTAGCATCATTTGAAACTTATGCTGGAGTTGTTTATTACAATTTTAATAGAGAAGAAAATATTAAAGAATGTAAATATGATAAAGATGCTGTCATTCACTTGGGTATGGACTTTAACATTGACCCGATGAGTGCTTGTTTATTTCATATTAAAAACAATGTTGTAGAAGTATTTGATGAGATAGTTATTTACAGTTCAAATACTGATGAATTTATTGATGAATTGTTTAGTAGGTACCCAAAACAAAAGATAGTTATATATCCTGATCCAGCTAGTAGGCAACGCAAAACATCAGCAGGTGGAAGAACCGACTTAACTATATTGCAAAATGCTGGGCTTAATGTTAAATGTAAGTCTAGTCACCCTTTAATAAGGGATAGGATTAACGCTGTTAATTCAAAATTAAAAAGTTTTGACGGAAAGCGATCTATATTTATAGATCATTCTTGTAAAACACTAATAAATAGTTTAATGAAACAAGTCTATAAAGAAGGTACAAATCAACCAGAAAAAAATAATGGTTACGATCATATGACTGATGCACTAGGTTACGCAATAGATTATTTATTTCCAATTACTTCAAACTTACCTAAATCAACACCTAAGAGATTTTCATAATGGCATACACAAGACAAGACATAGAACAACAACATCAATTTTATAAAGGTATGATGCCTAGATGGGAATACTTTATAAGAAGTTATTTAGGTGGCAAAGAGTTTCAAGATGGTAAGTTTTTACAAGCATATCAATTAGAGTTAGAATCAGAATATTTTAAAAGATTATCTTACACACCATTAGACAATCATTGTCGTAATGTAATAGATATTTATTCATCATTTTTATTTAGAGTATTACCCACTAGAGAATTAGGTGCATTAGAACAAGATGCAACAGTTCAATATTTTTTACAAGATGCTGATTTAGAAGGAAGATCATTTAATAGTTTAATGCGTGAAGCACAAACTTATGCAAGTGTTTATGGACATACTTGGTTATTATTAGATAAGCCATCAACAAATGTAATGACAAGAGCAGAAGAATTAGATCAAGGAATAAGACCATATTTAAATATTTATACTCCTGAAAATGTTATTGATTGGAATTATAGAAGAAATGAATCTGGTTATTACTATTTAGAATATTTAAAAATTAGAGAATCAATAGATCAAAATGGTGAGTACTATAAAATTTGGTACGAGGACAGAGTTGATTGTGTTTTCTTATCAACAAATAATAGAGATGAACCTAAAATAACTCAAACATTAGAAAATCCAATAGGAAAAATACCAGCAGTTATTTTATATAATCAAAGATCACCAATGAGAGCAGTTGGTATTTCTGATTTAACAGATGTGGCTGATTTACAAAAAGCAATTTATAACGAGCTATCTGAAATAGAACAAATTATTAGATTATCAAATCACCCATCATTAGTTAAAACAAGAGATACTGATGCTGGTGCTGGTGCAGGTTCTATAATTGAAATTCCTGATAACATTGATGCAAACTTAAAACCATACATATTACAACCAAGTGGAAGTAATTTAGATGGTGTATTAAAATCAATAGCAAATAAGGTTGATGCAATAAATAGATTAAGCCACGTAGGTTCTATTAGAGCAACAAGCGAAAGAGTTGCTTCTGGTATTGCACTAAGAACTGAATTTGAATTATTAAATGCTAGATTATCTCAAAAATCAAAATTGATGGAATTAGCTGAAGAACAAATTTGGAGATTATATGCTTTATGGCAAGAAACAATATTTGATGGTGAAGTTAAATATCCAGAAACTTTTGATATAAGAGACTGGGCAACAGATTTAGAATTATTACAACAAGCTAAAGCAAGTAATATTAAGTCATCTACATTCACTAAAGAATTAGATAAACAAATTGCTAGAACTGTAATTGATGATGATGAGAAGTTAGTAGTAATAGATGCTGAAATTGAAACTAACACACAAGCTCTTGGAGAGTTTCCACAACAACCAATAACATTACCTACAGTTTAATGTGGCACAAGATATTCTACAACAATTACAAGCCATTAGAGAAAAAGCTCTAGATAATTTAGAATCACAACACAAAGAACTATTATTCAAAACATTACAAAGACTAGAACAAGAGGTTATTAATATTGCTTCTGAACTTCCTACCAAAACTGGAGAATTATATTCTACTAGACTTGCAATAGAAATTAGACCTAGATTACAACAAGCTATTGAAGAATTTTATTTAACACCAGTTAATACACTAATAAAAGATTATGATAAGATTGCCGCAACAATAGTAGCAACTTATGGAAAACTTCCTATTCCACCAGAATTTAAAAATATAACCGAAGCTGATTTAGTAACTATTCAACAATTAAAGAAAATAGCATTTACTAATTTTCAAAATTTAGGAAATGAATTAACCAATACTTTAGCTGGTGAAGTTTATCAATCAACATTAGTAGGTAGATCATTTAATGAAATGGTTAATACTATTAGAGAAAAGATAAACGGAATATATCAATATTCTGATAACGCTAAAGCCCAGCAGTTAGTTGAGTATATAGCCAATAACCCTAATGGACCAGAAGTAACGACTGCTATAGACGAACTAAAGCAGACCTATGGGCGAACTACAACTGGTGACAGCTTTGCCAAATACGCTAGTTTATTAGTAACTGATAGCATTATGGGTTTTGATGGACAATTCGCTAAGTATAGAGCAGACGAATTAGGTTTAACTAGCTATTTATATTATGGTTCTATCATAAAAGATTCTAGAGATTTTTGTAGAAAACACGCAGGTAAAGTTTATACAGAACAACAAATTATAGATATTTGGAACAATGATACTGGACAAGGTAGAGATCAAGGAAGTCCATTCATTGTCAGAGGTGGATATAATTGTAGGCATAGTTGGCAACCAGTAGATCCAGAATGGGTTGATGCTGATGGAAATTCTACTCTTTAATCTTGCATTTTAACAATCTTATTGATATTTAATAATCTTAACAATATAGAAGGAGTAAGTTATGAACGAGCAAGTTAAAAAAGACTCGGTTGAGAAAACAGCACCTCAGGAAAAAGCTGGAGTAGAAGTTTCTGAAAATCAAGAAACAGAGAACAAAGTTTTTACTGCTGACCAGTTAGAACAAATAGTTCAAAGAAGATTAGATCGTTATAAAAAAACTGTATCTAATAAACTTGATGGAATAGACCTTGAAGAAGCTAAAAAGTTAATTCAAGAGAAAAAAGAAAAGGAACTAGAAATCGCTAAACAACGAGGCGAGTTTGATAAAGTTTTAAAAGAAACAGTATCAAAAAAAGATGCAAAAATTCAATCGTTGGAATCTGAATTAAAAAGGATTCGTATAGACGAAACATTAGTAAATGTAGCAAGTGGAATGAAAGCTGTTAAACCAGCAGAAGTGAAACAACTACTTAGAAATAATGTTAAATTAAACGAACAAGGTTCTGTTGAAGTTATTAATGAAGATGGAACTCCAAGATATTCAGAAAAAGGCGAACCAATGTCAGTTAATGATTTGGTAGCAGAATATTTAAAAAACAATCCACATCACGTGATGGCTACTCAAAGTGGAGTAGGTTCACAAAGTAAGATTGGTGGTTTAGCACCTAAACCTATAAAAATTGGTGATCTTGATTTAAGCAATCCGAATGACAGAAAATTATACGCTGAAATGAGGAAACAAAGAGATCAAGGTATATTTAAAATGAAACTAACAACTAAACAAAACTAAAAACTATGGCAAACGAAACAACATCAAGTACGCTGGACGAGCTATTTGAAAATATAACACAAGAAGCAATCTTTACATTTCAAGAAACATCTGTAATGAGACCTCTTGTAACAACTTATCCAATTACTGGATCAGGAAAAACAATATCAGTACCAGTATATCCTACTGTATCTGCAACAGCAGTTAACGAAGCTACTGATTTAACTAATACAGCAATTAACCCAACTGAAGCTAATATTACAGCATCGGAAGTTGGCGTGATGACTACATTAACAGACCTAGGCAGAGATTCTGCATCTAGAAATGTTGGTGCTGACATTGGTGTATTATTTGGTAACGCAATCGCTAAAAAAGTTGATACTGATTTAGCTGGATTGTTTGTTAACTTTACAACAAACGAAGTAGGTGCGGCGGCGGCAGAACTTGACGCAGACTTAATTTTTAAAGCAGTTGCTAAATTAAGAATGTTAAATGTTCCAGCTCCACTTTACGGAGTATTCCACCCAAGAGCAGTTTACAATTTAAAGAAAACATTAACTCAAGCTGGTTACAACACTTCAGCTAATGCACTTTCTGAAATTGGAAACCAAGCATTAAGAGATGGTTTCATTGGAACTGTAGCTGGTGTTCAAATATTTGAAAACGCAAATATTACTCCAGATGCTAATGATGATGCTTATGGTGCAGTATTTCACCCAGCTTCATTAGGTTTAGCACTTAAAGAAGATTTCAAAGTTGAAACTCAAAGAGATGCGTCTCTAAGAGCAACTGAAATTGTAGCTTCTATCACTTATGGTAAAGGTGCAGTTAAAGAATCTTATGGTTGTGCAGTAATAACTGATACTACTATCTAATTAAGATAATCGGTGGGGTGTAAAAGCCCCACCATTTAATTATGAAACAGATAGACAATCCAAAAACAATTCTTCATTTTAAGAATAAGGATTATGTTTATCGTTATGTGCTAGTAGATAGGTTTAAACACACATCAACTACACATTATGGATTTGATAAAGACCTAGAGAGAACAGAAGCAGAAATATTTGCATCTATTTCTCCTAGAACATTAAGAAGAAAATATATTATAAAGGACTAACTATGGCTAATTTCTCTACTGATACAGATTTAACATTTTACCAACCAGATATTTTAACTTTTGGAATAGCAAGTTTTACATCTCCAAATGATTATCACGCACAAGCAAGAGCAGATATTGAGAGAGAATTAAGAATTAAATGGTTTCCAGTTTATTCTAAAGAAGTTTATAGAGATATAGCAATACTTAACACAACAGAGATGGACCCAACATTATTAACAGATGCACAATTTAAAAGAGCAAGTGTATTTAGAGTAATAGGTTTTTA